AAAAAGAATTAAATGAGTATCATAACGCCGAAGCCAAAGTTGAAAAACAAACTATTATAACTAAGCCCGAATTTTCTTTATTAGCTGGAAATTCAGAAGATTATGATAATCTTGTAAATGAAATTAATGATGATAAACTCCATCTTAATTATACAATTGAAGATGTTCAGCAAAAGTGTGATGCATATCTTCTTGCATATGTTAAAGCTGGAAATCAGATTAATTTTGAAAATAAGAATACAACAGAGACTACAAAGACGAATATGTTTAGGTTGCCAACACAAAATACTAAAAAACCTAAGAGTCGTTACGGAAATCTGTTTAGTAAAAAGTAAATATTAAATTATTTGAAAGGAGAAAAATTATGGCTATTAAATATACCATTCAAAAGTATGGTGTATCATTTCCTACCAAAGTGGCTGCCTCTGCTGGCTCTCCTCATATTTATAATATCACTTTGACAAATGATACACCTAATGGAAAAATTGTTGGTCGTGGCGCATGGCAGGAACTTGACCGTTATGCTGAAGCTGCTGCTCCTACATTTGAACTGGAAGTTAAAGGTCAAGCAACTAATGGAAACTGGTATGTAGAGGTTAACAGTGTTGATGCAGATGCCGATGTTCTGTTTATTCATATGCCTGTGATTATTGCTGAAAACTTTACACGTAAGTTTGCTGATGAGAAGAATTTCTATCTTCCTGCTGGCACTGTTGCGAAAGCCTATACTCTGATTCGTGGCGATATTCTTGAATATTCTGAGGAATGCTTTAGTGCTACCCCTACTGTTGGTGCAAAGATTACTGCCTGTGATGCTACAACAGGTAAGTTGACTATTTAATTTTTAAGGAAAGGAGGAATGAAAAATGGCTATTATGAAATTTAGTACAACTCATTTAAATAACCTCTTTTCTGGTGGAGAGAATGGTTATGAGTGGGATTCTGTTAAGAATCTGATGTTCGACCTGAGTGATGGTCTGGATATTTGTGATGAAGAAGGAAATAAAGTTAATAAGAAAGAAGCAGAAGCTAAGATGCGTAATATCATCTTCTCTGTTCTTGGTCTTGATACTAATAAAACTCCCACAAAGAGAGATATTAAAAGAGCGCTTAATCGTCATGGCGAAGAGTTCTTTGAAGTAATTGAAGAGCTTGTTGATATTAAAGTTAACACTGGTCTTCGTGATAATGATTTCTTCAATGATTTTGTTGAGTATCGTAATATTGCTCTTGGCGATTCCAATGAGTTCTATACAGAAGATAAGACAATTCTGGCTGTTGGTAAGGTAGCAGGAAATCATCATGACTTTGAGTAAATTAGAGTCCGTACAGTGAAAATTGTATGATAAAAAACGCATTGAATTGCTGGAAATCCGTAAAGCTAATTAAACTACAACGTAAGGATGAAATAAGCCTAAGCGTGAAAGTGACGAAAGCAGAAAAAATTAATTAGATGATGCATGGTTAAATCCTAAACATTTTTATAATCGGTAATCAGCAACTAAGACCCGAATAGGGTAAAGCTCAACGACTATCCCATTGGTTATAGAAATATAACAACAGGAGTACGGCACAAGTGTGTGGGTGAGAATCCCTTAAATGGAAGTGGTGCGCTTGTTGAAAGACAAGAAGATATAGTCTGTTCACAAATAAAAGTTTGTGGAATTATTAATGATTCAACAGGGGGTAACGTCCCTTAAAATTATTCTTCTTATATGTATATATTATATAAAGTGTGGTGATTATTTGTATAAGGATATATTGTGTGGAATATATTGCATTGAAAATAAAACAACTCAAAAGAAGTATATAGGTCAATCTAGAAATATAAATTCCAGATGGTGTCATCATAAAGCAGAATTGAACAATGGTATTCATGATAATGACTATCTTCAAAAAGCATGGAATAAATATGGTGAAGAGGATTTTAAATTTTATATACTTGAAGAATGTGATATTTTAATGCTAGATGATAAAGAAAGATATTATATAGAATTGTATGATACTTTAGACCATTCTAAAGGATATAATTTAAAAACTGGTGGGCAAGATACTAACTATAGGTCAAAAGAGACAAATAAGAAATTATCTGAATCTATTAAACAATCTTATAATAATTCTAATTTAAGAGAAAGAAGAAAACAGGATGCGCTTAAACAATGGGCAAATCCTAATATTAAAAAGAAAATAATGGGTTCAAACAATGGAATGTATGGTAAACACCATACTGAAGAAGCAAGAAAAAGTATGAGTGAAAAACATAAAGGTATTGCTCCCAAACATAAAAATTTAACACCTGTGTTATGCGTAGAATTAAATAAAGTATTTGATAATGTAACTGAAGCTGGGAAAGCTTTGGGTTTTAATGGTACTGCTATATTACAGGTATGTTATGGAAATAGAAAAACTACCCATGGTTATCATTGGGAGTTCGTAAAAAAAGAAGAATAATATATGTTAAACAATTAAGTAGTTTACAGAGACTTGGTGCTGGTGAGTCTACAACTATTCCTATGAGCACATATGGTGCAGCTGTTGGTGCAGATATTGCTCGTTATCTTGTAGGTCAGGAAGATTGGGCTAAACTGGTTTCTAAGCTTGGTCAAGCTTTTACAAAGAAACTGACAGATATGGTTTATGCAGAAGTTATGAATGCTTATCAGCAAATTCCTGTTTCTTCTGCTCAGATTGGTAATTTCGTTGGTAATGGTACTCTGGTTAAGGCAACTCTTGATACAATTATTGAAAATGTCGGTGGTCTGAATGATTCCGATGTTTACATTCTTGGTACAAAGACAGCTCTTAAACAGCTTAATACAATTAGCGATGTTAACTGGAGAGCAGAAATCGACAAAGAAGCAGTTTCTCGTACTGGTAGACTTGGTTGGTATGAATCTACTGACCTTATTGAAATCCCTCAGAGATTCGATAACAACGATGTTACTAGAAGACTGATAAGTGATAAGATTCTGCTTATTATGCCTAAAACTTCTGATAATAAGTTCGTCTGGGTTGTTGACCAAGGTGAGACTCTTATTGATGAAATCACAGAGCGTGGTGAAGAGCACGGTCGTATTGATGATGTTATGAAGTATGAAATGCAGAGAAGTTTCGGTGTTACAACTAAGGTTGGTAGATACTTCGGTGCATGGATTCTTCCGTAATAAAATAAATTGATTAAAAGGAGAAAATAAAATGGCAGTAAAGAAGACAACTACAACAGCCCGTAAGAATTCTTTTATGAAAGAAACAGAGCCTGTTGTAGAAAATACAAAACCTGAAACAGTTGAATCTGTTGAAGTTGAAGAAACCGTAGAAGAAAAAGCACCTATGGTCACTTCCAAAAAAACAGTAAAGAAATTTAATCCAGATGACCTGATTCTTTGTCAGTCAATGTGTGTAGGTCAAACATTTGTTAAAGGATTTAAGAGTGGAACAATTTATACATTTGAAGCTCTTGGTGCTGAAGAATATATTGAATATAGAGATTTGGTTGCGGCTGTTCGTTCAAAAGATAATATTATTTTTAAACCTTTTATTATAGTATTGGATGAAGATTTTATTAATGAACAGAAAGCACTTAAAACATTCTATGATAATATGTATACTCCAGAAGATTTTGAAGAGTTCTTTAAATTAAGACCTAATCAGATGATAGAAGCTTTAAACAATATGCCCATTGGCGTAAGAGATACTATTAAGAGTATGGCTGTTGGTAGAATTCAGGATGGAACATTTGATAGTGTTACAAGGATTAAAGCTCTTGATGATTATTTTGGAACTAAAATGATGCTTCTGACAGAATTGTACGGTGAAGACTAAGGAGGTAAAAGATGCCTTCTCAGATTTATTATAAAGAAGTATATTCTCAATTTTTTTTAAAGATTGAAGGATATGACATTTTTGATAAGAATATAAGTGATGAATATAGAGAAGCGCTTTTATGTAGTTGGTTACACTCTTCTATTGGAAAACCTTATGTTAATAGATTGTTTTCGACTGTCACTTTATCAGACCCTTATCAAGATGAAGACCCTGATACAGGGGAATTAATAGATGTAGACGGTATGATAGAATATGAATTAAATAATGTAATAGATGAGGACTTTGGTGATAAACAATTTGTCATTGAAGTCCTTGCTTATGGTATGGCACTTTGTTGGCTTGAACCGAAGATATATAGTTTGACTAATATTGCTCAATTTTTTGG